TAGTGGTCATATCTTTTACCTTAGTTAATCGCCGTGCTTTATTGCCTGACGATGTATGTATTATACACACATGTATACCTATATGTACAACCAATCACCTAAGTCATCCCTGGGACCACCTAGGCGGTCACCTAGGCAGTCACCTAGGTCATCCCCTTAGTCCTTCCGTTAGTCGTCGCCCCTTATTCGTCCCGTTAGTCGTCCCGTCCCTCCCGTCCTTCCGTCCGTCCGTCTTTCCCGTCCTTCCGTCCGTCCGTCTTTCCCGTGCGTGCGCGTGCGCGTGTACGGGTGTGGTGGGTGGGCGTGGGTGAAATCCCCACCAGTCGATCGATCGATCGATCTGTCGATCAGTCCGTCGATCAGTCCGTCGATCGATCTGTCTCTCGATTCGATGGGATCAACTCAACTATCTTGTCGATCGATCTGTCGATCACCTCGCCCTCGATCACTCGCGGTGCGCGTTTCGAGATGAGCTCACTCAGTCGATCGATCAGCTGGTCCTTGCTCAGTCCGTCGATCTTTGCCGTCAAGACCTCTCGTCGATCGATGTAAAGCCCTCCGACCTTCCCTCGATGGATCTCGGCTGTGATAGCGGCGTTGATTTGGCCCTGCCCCCGTGCCTCCTCCCGGAGATCATGGAGCGTGGACAGGTGTCCCTCCATAGAGACTCTATCTCTTTCCGCCTCCTTGATTTCCTGGTCTATGAGGTAATTTCGGAGCAAGGGGTTGTGGTTGAGTAAGACACTGCCCTGTCTCTTGGCGGCGTTGCGATTCTTGGTGTATCCCGCTTTTACCGCTGCCTCTGTAGCGTTCTGGCCTTTCAAATACTCTCTGGCAAACTTCTTCTGTTTGGGATTCAGCGGTTGCCATTTCTTACCGTCGGGGTCGACGTAGGCAGTCCCATCGTCTGTGGGAAGCATGGGGGTGTACTTCAGTTCTTTCATACAGCAAACACGAGGTCTGTGGAGTCACTGAGTATATCTTAGAAATAATATAAAAAATAAAAAAGAGAATGATTCCCTCATGGCCTATCACTCTCTTTCTCTGTTTACAAACTAATAACTAATACGTTTTCTATTACTTTAGTGATTCACCCAACACGGTCCACGTCCCTCGGATCCAGAGGCTTTTCTCTCAAATCTATTACTTCTATTAGTTTATTAGTCGTTTTTGTTAAAAAAATAAAAAAAAGTTTTTTTTCTAAATAGTCATATAGGCAATCTTTCTAATAGGCAAAAAAAAGCCCGCTCGAGGCGGGCTAGTCACTGTTCTCCTTTCTAGAGTGCTTCTTTGTCTTGTCGTTCCCAATCGTCACGATCTAAATGTCCTAACGGGTCGATATACGCGTCCACGTCATCCATTTCTAAAGTATCGCCGTCACTCAGCAAGGCCCAATACCTGATCTTCACTGGCTTTCCTTCGTAGTTACCCGTCCTAATCACCATCGCTGGGCTAAAGTATTCGATCTTTACATTTTGCTGTATCCAGTGGCCAAATGTTTGCGACTTATCCAGTCGTATTGGGTAAAATTGTTCGTGTAGCAGTCGGTACATCATTGACCAATCGGTCTCAATAAGTTTTTTCGTTAAAGGTGTCACACGGTTCTCCTTTCTAAAGAATTCGTACAGTGTATATATAGCAAGGGCCATCTGAGATTAGTGCAGTCATACGTTGAATCCTTGTTTTCGGACACATCCACATGACTACCATCCACTGGTTTGCGTCCCAGCTCTCACCCTGTTCGTACCAAATAGTCGCGGGAACTATTTCGGCAGGTATTTTGGATTCGGGATCTTCTAAGTTAATCCCCCAATGGTCGATATCGTCGTCTTCTAAATCTTCGATATCGTACCTCGGCTCAGGTTTATCGTAATTGTAATTTAGCCCTTTCTCCAGCAGCTCTATCAACTCGGCACTAAGACTGTAGTCTTTAGTCTTTCCGGTGTGCGTGATGTCGTGTAGCGTTATATTTTTAAGTTCCATCGCTCTTCCTTTCTATGGTTAAAAATCTACGGGCCTAAAAACCCGTATTTACTAGGGTACTTAGGACTAACCGGAAAGTAAAGCACTAACAGAGGGCGGGGAGAATCACGCCCTCTCGTGGTAAGTTAGTAGTGGTTATCGTCTGTTTCGCGTTTTTTCCAATCTTCGCTAGTCAAGTGCCCGAATAGGCTATTCCAATCTTCTTGGCACGGTTCCTCGGAGAGTATCTCAATAGACTCGTCTGTCAGCATCCAGTACCAGTAAACGTATCCGTCGTCATCAGGTACGTCGTCACGTTGAGCCAAGTACTTTGAGCCGGTCCGTATAAGAACCGCTGGTTCAAAGTATTCAATCTTGACGTTGTGTTGTAGCCATTGTGGAAACGTCTCGTCTTTATCGACTCGGTCTGGATAAAAGCCGCTGTATAGTGTTGGGTATATATTCCAATCCACACTGTATTGTATTTTGTCTGTGAGGGTATTCACACGGTTCTCCTTTCTAAAAGTTCCAAAAACCTCTCGTGAATATAGTGTTGTCAAACACTTTTTCAAGCAAATGTTTTTGAATATAAAGCCAACTTTCTTCTTCTTGGCAGCTATGTATCAACGCCCCGTTTTCGTGTTCTTTTAGAACCATTCCATAGTTCATCTCGTGTTCGAAATGCCACCAAACAAAGTTTTCTGTTTCGTAATGAACTAAGCTGTCACCATACTCTACTGTCCAGACTGCTCTTTCAGGAATGTTCTGAGCGTTGGCATCTAAGTTTCCGTCCTCTAACTGAGTCAAACCACGGTAAATATCGGGGAATCGATCTTTGATACCGTGTAGTCCCTTCGCTGTAGTGAGAAAGAATCCTACGGTGTCAAACTCACCAAGTATGAACTCGACGTATACTATCCCGTCGTTACCCACAAGATCTAACACTTCGTCGTCCAGCATGTCTAAGCTGAAGTTTGTCTTGTACATCTCCCGTGCTCCGGGTCCAAAGTCGAGACGGATCTTCTCGTCATCGAATACGGTCTCTAAGTTCACGACATCCCAAGCTGGTTCGGCTTCTAACAAGTGATTGACTTTATCGGCTGGAAAGTAACCTACGGCTACTTTTAGAAATTCGTCCTTACCCGCCTCCGTCATATCTCCTTTGATTTTAGCTGCGTGATTAAACAACTCTTTAATAGGTTTCGTTTCTTCGTCAAGTTCGTCAATAATTTGACGCATGGACTGACCCATCATTCTGTATTCAGTTTTCATAGCTCTTCCTTTCTAAAAGAAAGCGCCCCTTTCGGGGCGCGTTTAAATTAACCGCTCCACTCCTCGTCAGACCAACGGCTAACTTCGTAGTAGACTATTGGTCCCGTCCAAATATCGAACTTATAGTATTTTCCGTTGTATACAGTGTCCCCGTCTCGCGGGTCGTTCCACCTAAAAGTCAATACGTAGCAACAATGGAAGTTATGTAAATCAACCTCGGTTAGGTCTGGGTGGTTACATAACTCAATGACGAACTCGCTTGGGTGACAAGGTAACTCTTCTGAGTTTAATCGACATTTTTCTTCCTCTTTAGGAAGCTCGGTCTGTGGCCACCCTGCGTCGGGGTCTATGTCCCAAAAACTATCGTTTAAATAATGGTCAACCAACTCACGACTGAGGTCTATAGTAAGTCTATCGGTCACACGTTTCTCCTTTCTATGGTTAAAAATCTACGGGCCTAAAGGCCCGTATTTACTAGGGTACTTAGGATTAACCGGAAAGTAAAGCACTAAGGCGACGGCGCAGGGAGGAATCTAAAAATGGTTTAAATCTCAGCTTCTTAGCCGGACCATTCCAGTCTCAAAAATGGGGGTGGGGGGTACGAGGCTGGCGTCTACGTCATCTTCATGGGGAATGCTGTCTCGCGTTCGCAGAAACCTTGTGTACTCTTTGAGCAGCTCAGAGAAGGACGGTGCTCGCAGAGCAACCGTCTGCCTATCCTCTCCCTCTGTCACCACTACATTCATCGACCACATGTGACTCCTCCTTTATGTCTCT